AGTGGGGGCCCTTCCCGCTTCGCGGGGTTCCCATTGTGTTTTTCTTTGTTTTAAAAAGCAGATGAAGATAGGATTAGATCCAGGACACAATTGCAAGCCAGATACTGGCTGCAGCGGTTTATTTCCGCGATTTCCGACTGAAGACTTCCTCACAAAAGAGCTAGCGGATAAGTGCAAGGAGAGGCTAGAGAAGCTGGGTGTTGAAGTGGTGTGGTGCTTGCCAGAAAGTCCAGTGAGGTCTGTTTCTGAGTCGTTGAGAGCGAGGGTGGAGAAAGCAAACAAAGAAAAGGTGGATTTGTTTGTGAGCCTGCATTTCAATTGCTTTAATAAGCAGGCAAATGGAACGGAGTGCTTTGCCATTTCTAGTACAGGAAGGAGAGTGGCTAAACTAATTTGCGACGAGATTTGTAAAGCGTGTGGGTTTAAAAATAGAGGAGTGAAGAGAGGAGATATGTTGTTTGTTGTTAAACACACGCTAGCGCCAGCAGTGTTAGTTGAGGTTTGCTTTTGTGATAGCGAGCTAGATATGAGGCTTTACAATGCAGATAAAGCAGCAGATGCAATTGTGAGCGGAATTAGTGAGTTTGCAAAAACACGAAAAACCAACTTACCACAATAAATAAAACAAATACCACTAGGTTTGTAGAGTTTTTTATGGGCACTAGAAAACGAAAACCATCACGTGTGGAAAGAGTGCAGCTTTCCGCTATGCAAGACGCTCAAAGGCTAAATGAAGAAGCGAAAGCTGCGATGGAGCAAATAAAGCAAAAATCTGACCAAACAATTAGTGAGTTAACGAGGCGGAACGAAGAAGCATATGGGCTTTTAGAGAATCAAATACGGCAGTCGCAAATTGAGCAGGAAAACTACAAAAGACAGCTTGCTGATTATTTGAACCAACTAACTGATTTGCGAACTCGCTACTCAACTCTTTTGTCTGAGCGTGGCTTGATTGAAGATCAGATGAGAGAGAGGGAGAGAAATGAAGCGATGAGCCAAAAAATGATGTCTTCTTTGTTATCTGCGTTAGAAATAGGGAGGCAGAAATTTAGAGCCAAAACTAGAAGAAGAAGAGGACTGATATTGTGAGCACAGTGATTAGTGTGGAGAGTCTGGCGTTAAGGAGAGGCAGGAAAAAGCTAGTAAAGGAGGATAAGCCGGACAAAGAAACCAGACTAAGGGCAAAGAAAAAGAAAATCGGCAACCACACAGAGCTTGCCGTAAGAGCTCTCACTGACATGAAGGCGTTTGCGGATTTGATTAATTTTCATGGAGGGTGGGATAATTTTAGTTCATGTCACGATGAGCTTGTTTCTTTTATTTGTTTTCCGCAAACAAACGAAACAGCGCTGCAAAAGCTCAAGTTTAACAAGGAAGAGAAAGGTGCGGGGTTGCGTCGGCTTGTGCTAATGCCTCGTGGGCACCTGAAGTCCACAATTGGTACTGTGTTGTACACGCTCTGGCGCATTTATAGAAATCCAGACATTCGCATATTGGTGGCGTGTAATTTGCAAAATCTAGCGTTTTCGTTTATTAGAGAGTTGCGCTCTTATTTGGAACGAAAGGAACTAGAAAGCGTGTGGAACAACCGACCGCACATTGAAGGGCCTTTGTTGCCTGCGCTTGACAAAAGAAACCAAATGCGCAACACAAACGACTACACAGAAGCTCAAGACAAGAAAGTGATATGGAACAACACTGCCATTCAAGTGAATAGGATTGGTAGCTACAAAGAGCCGACGGTGTTTGCAACGTCAGTGGGCACCACTGTGACGGGGATGCACTACGACTTAATCATTTTGGACGACTTAATCGATTTCAAAAACATTGAGAGCGAAACAAAGAAAAACCAGATAGAGGAGTGGATTGCAGATGTGGAGTCGGTGTTGAATCCGCCAGAAGTGGTTGAGCTAGGAGCTTCTTCTTTTTCCTTTCTCGACACAGTAGGAGGGGAAATTTTAGTAAATGGTACGCGCTATTCCATTGACGACTATTACGGGCGAATTTTAGAAAACCAACACGATTGGCACTACATTGTTTTTCAGCGTTCCATTTACAAGAACGGCGTAGATGCAAGCGAAGGCTATTTGTGGCCAGAGCGATATAATGATGAGGTGGTTGCTAATTTGCAAAAGCGCCTTTCTCCACGCAGATTTGCTTCTCAGTATTTGAATAAGGTGTTTGATAAAGACAATGCCTTATTCGATGTAAGTCAGATTAGAGTTGTTCCTTCTTCTTGTTTCTTTACCTACGCAGGTAGTTGTTATTTTCGCCATCAAGACAATTCTAGGTTGGATAAAGTTTTTCCTGTAATTGCCGTTGATCCAGCTTTCTCCACATCAAAAACAGCAGACTATTGTGCCATCTTGGCAGGGTTCAAGCTCATTGATGGCACTCTTGTAGTGCAAGATGCAACTATTGGGCGATTGTCAGCCAATGAAGTGGTTGAAGCAATTAAAAATATGGCGTTGGCTTTCCAGTCATTTAGGGTGTTTTTTGAGGAAAACGGCGTAGGGAAATTATTAGGCGATCTGCTAAAAAACGAAAAAGCATTTGTGAATGGGCGTCCATTGGTGGCTTTTGGACACTATGAACAAAGAATAAAGGACAGCAAAATACAAGGTGTGTTGGAGCTTCCTATTGCAAGTGGAAAAATCTGGATAAGCGAGAAAGTGAGAAACAACGAAGAAATTTGGAAAGAGCTTTCTCTCTATCCAATCACAAAGCACGACGATTTCTTAGATGCGCTTGTCACGCTGTGGGAAAAAACTAATAGTGCAAGAGAATCAATTGATTACAGTGTTTTTGCGTCGTCGCAAATACAATCGAATGCTCGTTCTTTTCTGCCTCTTGATTTATTTAATCACCAGTCTTTTCTTTCCTCTTTTAATTCATTTTTTGCTTGAAGTGAGTTCCTATGTTGAACCTTGAGCAGAACGATGTGTTGTGTTCTCTAATTGAAACAGAAAGGCAAGCTAGAGCGTCCCTGAATGCTAAATGGGCAGAGCTTTGGCGCTTATACAAAACTCAGCCTTTGCGGCTGAACAATGACTCTGGCTGGCAATCAAAGCTCAACGATGGGCGCATTTTTGAAATAATTGAAACAGTGGGTGCTTATTTTCGCAATGCCTTGTTTCATTCAGACTATTGGGTGGAATTAGAAAGCAATGAGCCAGGGCTTGCCGAAATAGTGCCTTTAGCTTCTGCTTATTTTCGCGATTGCCTGAATGCCAGCAACTTATACAGAGAACTAAGAGTGGCGACTACTCAGCTTCTTTTAACTGGGTTTTGCGCCATGAGAGTTTTTTGGGACAGTGAAGAAGACAAGCTTGCTTTCGAGTGCCTAAATGCCTCCCACGTTTATGTGGAAACTGGCAGGAGGTATAGTCCGAAATTTTCTTACAGTTTTAGAGAGTTTTTGCTAAACAAAGCAGAATTTCTTGCTTGGGCAGAGTCTGGTTTGTTCAACAAACTAGACGAAGACCCTGAATCAGTTTTTGACAAGCTCTCCACCACTTCACCAAACAGTAAAGAATTAGCGAACGACTTACCATCTCCGCTAGCTTCTTCTTTCATCGAGCTTTGCGAATTTTTTGATCCAATAGACGGTCGCCTTTACAGAATTAGCAACAAACAAGTTCTTCATGAAGAAGAAGGATTAAGTGAGTGTCCTTGGCTGGTAGCTATGTTGTTTGAAACGCCCGAGTCTGCCTATGGAATTTCGCTCATTGATAGCAGCTTTGGGCTCATTTTAGAAAACAACATTCTCATGAACCGTCGACTAGACAACATTGCTGTGTCTGTCGACAACATGTGGCTTTTTATTGACGATGGAATCACTGATCCAACTTCCATCAAAACAGAGCCAGGGAAAGTGCTTATTGTGGGGCGTCCAGACGCCATCACGCCCTTGCGTCCGCCAGCCAACAACTTCAACATCACCTACACAGAAGCTGCTGTGTTGGATGCAAAAATTGATCGCAACATTGGCACAGGCGCTATGATCAGCGCCAACACCTACCGAAGTGGCGAGCGCGTCACAGCACAGGAAATTCAGTCAGTGAAAGAAGCTGGCGGAAACCGTCTCACTGATGTGTTTGCTTTGTTTGAGAAAAATTTTGTTTTGCCTTTGTTGCAAAGGGCTTATAAAGTTTTGAGAGACAATACAACAAAACAAAAAACAGTGAGGTTGAAGGGAGCCAAACCAGGCATAAACGACTACTTCAAACTTCTTCCATCAGATTTGCGCAAAGACTTTACGGTGCGCATAACAGCCACTCAAAGCTTAATCAACAGAGACCATAAGATTAAGCTCATCACAGACTTCATCACGCTCACAGGAAGTGTGCCGCAGTTTGCAGCGTTGCTTGATTGGCAAACTTTATTTTACGATCTTCTTGTTTCTTTTGGTTTTGACGATCCGGGCAAATACATGGTGAAGCCCAGCCCTGAATCAAAAGAACCAACCAATGCCAACGTAGGGTCTGTGTCTCCTCTTGATGCTTTAAAGCAAGAGCTTGAGAAAATTGGAGGAGTTGCTTATGGGCAAGCGCTTCAAGAAAAGGTAGCGGCTGGACAGGCGCCTGAAGCCTTTATGGAACTGGGCGGCATGCCACCAACAGCTCAGCAAGAACTTGATAGCGAAGAACAAACAACAATAAATCAAATTCTCTCCACTCCTTTCTAAACACCACTACTAAATTAATGAACCACCAACATAAAGCCTATGCTTGATCTGGAAAACAAAGACACACCGGACTTAGCTGCTCAAAATCTAAGCCAAAAGCTAGAAGAGCAAATAAAAGCTTTTCAAGCGCCGGCAATCAAGGCTCAAGTGGAAAACAGTCAACTAGTGAGTTTTTCTCAACCTGGTATCACTAAAGAAAAAGCTAATGCTGAAGCACAAGAAACTAATTTAGAAACTGAGCAAGAGCAGCCTGAGGTTCAAGAGCAAAATCAAGAAGAAGAAAACTCCCAACAAGAAGAACGTCCAGCTACAGAATTTGAGGCAGCGTTTGAGAATTATTTTGGTTTGAAGCCAGAAGAAGCTCTAGACGTGGTGAATCAGCTCATGGCGTTTAGAGACGAGATGTATTTGATGAGATATTGGGGCGTAAGTCCGAGTGAATATGATCAGCGAATGCAAACAATCAAACAATTTTTCACAACCTTGCCTGAAGAAGGTAAGGCACAATTTAATTCTGTGGAAGGCGCAATAGCCATATGGGACTATCTTGTTAGAACAAATCAAGCTACTCCCAGTCGTAAACCAATCGCACAATCTTCTTTTTCTAGAACAAAACCCACAGCCTCACCAAAGCCTGACATTATTAAGAAGTCGGAAATTTTGCGAATGGACAAACAAACCTATCAAGCAAATTTGCCTAGAATAGTGCAGGCTTTCAAAGAAGGTCGTGTTGTTGAAGATGTGTAAGTAAAAAAGGAGTTCTATGCCAGCACCATTTCAAAATCAAGCCAACATACAAGGCACTTATAAAGGGTCTGTTTTCACAAAGGCAGATGTAACGGAGTGGATAAAGAAACAATGGGCCACAATGGTAAGGCGTGAGCTTGACCAGAACTTGCTCATGCGCCAATTTGTGATGAATGTGTCGTTTCCACAAGGTAAGGTTGGTGACACCATTACCATACCGACTCTGGGTCGCCTTGGCGTAAATGATAAGTTGCCTGGCACTCCTGTAAATTTGCAGAGTGCAGAAACAAACTATTGGCGAATTGTAGTTGATAAGTACAAAGAAACTTCCTTCATGGTTGAAGACATCACTTCAATCATGCTAGACCCAAGTGGTTTGTTGTCGAGCAACTTATCGAAAGAAGCTTCCTATGCAATTGCAAGAGACTTAGATGCGCATTTGCTAGGACTAAGAGCTTGCATTCAAGGCTATCCAGGACAAGTTGTGTATAGCCACACCTCAGGGCAAATGGGAGCGGCTGGTGGAAGTAAGCCATTCACTCTCGACGCCTTTTTGAAAGCCAAGCTAATCTTAGACCAAAACGACGTGCCGGCAGATAAGCGAGTACTGATTGTTTCCCCCACACAGTTTGCTCAACTGCTTGCACTGGATAAAGTGCAATCCATGTTCTATCGCACTTCAGCGCCATTAGAGAGTGGTGTTGTTGGTACGCTCATGGGCGTTCCTGTTTATATGACCTCCATGATTGGACCAAACAAAGCGGATGGCTTCAAAAACGGTTCAACCAACGTACACACACCCGGTGTGAAGTTAGCTTCCGACACAGACCCAATTGGTACAGGAAAACTAACTTATTTCCCCACACAGTCGTCAAACACTGTACCGGCAAACGCTCCTACTTCCTTACCAACTAAATGGGCATCTGGTGGAACAGGTATTGCCAACACACCAGAGGAAGAAGTGCATTCAGCAATCATGATGCACCAAGAAGCGTTTGCGATAGCCATGTTACAAGAGCCTCGAACTGAAATGAGCCGCGAAACGCTTTATTTAAGCGACGCGATGGTCACTTCTACTTTGTTTGGCTGCAAAGACTATCGTCCAACCAACGCTGTACTAATTCACACTAACGGCACCATTCCGCAAGTATAAGAAAAGGGTGAAAGCCGATGAAGCTCCTAGATTTTATCAATTCTATTTTGCAGCTCATAGGAGAACCACGGCTTTCATCAACAAATGGTACTCTGGGCACAACCACAAAAAATGCTGCCCAGAATGCCATTTTGGTGTTAGCCACAACTGTTAGACCACAGGCTTTTGAGCTGTTAGTTGCAATTGACCAACCAATTCAAGTTTTGCCTGATTCCATTGTTCAGCTTTTTTCTTGTTTTTTAGAGCGTAACTCCGCTTTTACAAAACTCAATTTTTTGCCTTTAGAGCAGTTGCACAACTATCCTGGCTATAGCATAGTCGGGTCTACTTTCTATGTGAGCCGACAAATTGAGCCTCCTTTTGTGATTAGAGCACATGCTTTAAATTGCCCACAATTGCCTGCTTCTGATGATGCAGACATTGGAATTCCCTTCCTATTTGTTCCAGCTATCCAGCATTTAACGGCTTCGACTTTGTTGGCTTCTTATTTAAACGATGCAACAATGAGCGCTATGCACAAAAACATGGCGGAAGCTTTAATGGCGCAATTGCGAGGTACAGCAGGAATAGCAAAAGGGCGTTCTTTTAACTTAGGACAATGA